TTCACCCGTTAATGAAATTTATATCGGATAACAAGATAAAGGTCGGGCATTTATCAAAGACCTATCGACATTCAATGTTTGTGTCCGAGGGTGAACGCGGATTTATTTCCCCAATTTTAAAAAAATAATATTATATTTGTATAATAATTTAAAAAAAATGAACACAACAAAACCTCAAGAAATGTACGGGGTAACCTTTCGAAACAAGGTTATAAGAGAAAGGCTGCTTGACATTCAATTTGATTTATGGAAGGCAACAGGGAAAAAGCATTCAATGGAAGCGGTATTGGAAGTTTTATTGGATACCTACAAAAGTAAAAATAAATGAGGATTGGTATAGTTTGTAATTTAAGTAGCCCAACGACCGACTACTATCGCACGGTTAATCCATTTATTAGGCTTCGGGATATTTATCCTCATTTTGCCATTAAAATGATTAACCCTGACACCGTTAAGTGGTATGATTTTTACGACGTTGATGTTGTTATCTTCCAGCGCGCCAACGGTAACGATTTACTTGGAATGATTAATGAGGTTAAGCGAATGGGTAAGAAGATAATTTTAGACCATGATGACCTTTTACACGAGGTAAGTCCAGCCAACCCAGCAAGCCAACATTTTAACAAGCCTCAGGTAAAAGAATCAGTCGAAAAGGCGTTTAAATATGCTGATTGGGTAATGACCTCAACTCCGTACCTTAAAGAATTTTACTCCCAGTTTTACGATAAAGATAAAATTACCGTTGTTCCTAATGCCATTGATTTTAAAGTTACACCGATGCAGCCTGTAAAAAGGGATAAGTTGATGGACGCAAAGAAACGAGTTATGTGGCGCGGAAGCCAAACGCACCTTGAAGACCTTGCAACGGTTAAAAACTTTTGGATTGAGTTACAAAAAAACGATAAGGTTGAATTAGGCATGGTTGGTTTAGCTGATTGGCTGGGGAAAACATTATATCCTAAGGCAATTATTGTACCGTGGAATAACTCGTTGTTCCAATACTTTGAAATGGTCAAACACTCAGCGCCACACTATGGCGTATTTCCATTAACGATTGATAATTTTAATCAGGCGAAGTCAAATAATTTTGCGATGGAAATGTTGGTAGCTGGTTGTATTTCATACGCACCTGAGGAAATCAAGGAATTTAACATTGCTGGGGTGAGGACTTACAAGAACGAATTAGATTTAATCCACAAATTTACTAAGGCTTTAACCAAAGATGATGCTTACTTTGTTGACTTAGAGGCTGGACGCAAATGGCTCAAGGAAGAAAGGGATTTGGTTAAGGTAAATGAGTTAAGGATAAACGTATTAAACGCTATATGAAATTAAAGGATATAAAACCCAACCCAAACAACCCACGGGTTCTCAGGGATGACAAGTTTCAAAAGCTAAAGCAAAGTATCACGGAGTTTCCAAAGATGCTAAGCCTTCGCCCTATGGTCATTGATGAAAACAACGTGGTGCTTGGAGGCAATATGAGGCTCAGGGCTTTACAAGAACTTGGCTTTACTGACATTGACGAGGCATGGGTAAAACGAAGCAGCGATTTAACCGAGGATGAAAAGAAGCGATTTATTATTGCGGACAATGTGGCATTTGGTGAATGGGACTGGGACACACTTGCGAACGATTGGGAGGTGGTTGACTTAGAGGCATGGGGCTTGGATATACCTCAGTTTAATCAAGATGTAAACTTAGATGATTTCTTTGAAGAAAGCAATGAGCAAAAGGAAGAAAAATTTAAAATTACTTTAGAATATACCGAGGATGATTACAATGAAGTTAATGAGGCATTAAAAAAACACTCTGGAAGCAAAGAACAAATTATTTTTAAACTCTTAGGATTATGATTCTTTATTTGGCTGGTGCAAGCCCAGATTTAGCAGAAAATAATGGGAGTAGATTAAAAATAAAAAAAGACAATAATTTGAAATTATATTTAGCTGGAAATGATGGCAATAAAAAAGAGTTATTTAATATCTATTTAAAAGATATTTATATTTTACAATCATATTATCACATGAGCTCACAAAAATATATGATTCCTTTATTACCTCATTTTAAAAATTTTCTTTTAGATTCTGGTGCATTTACTTTTTTAAACTTAATTAAAGATAAAAAAATAAACTGGGAGGAATATGTTATTAAATATGGTGAGTTTATAAAACAACACGATATTAAATTATTTTTTGAATTAGATATTGACCCTATTGTAGGTTTAAAAGAAGTTGAAAGACTACGATATTTATTAGAAAAAACAAGTGAAAGAAAATGCATACCAGTTTGGCATAAAAGTAGAGGTCTGGATTATTGGAAACAAATGTGTAAAGATTATGATTATATTGCCATTGGCGGGATTGTAACTCAAGAAATAAAAAGAAGTGAATACGATGTTTTTTATCCTCTATTAAAAATAGCAAAAGAAAATAATTGCAAAGTTCACGGCTTAGGATTTACAAATTTAAAAGGTTTAGAAAAATACAAATTTTATTCAGTTGATAGTACAAGTTGGTTATCGGGCAATAGGTTTGGGTCAGTATATATGTTTGATGGTAAAACAATGAAAAAACAAAACAAAAAAGATGGTTATAGAGTAAAGTCAACTGAAGTTGCATTTCATAATTTTAGCGAATGGGTTAAATTTTCAAAATACGCAGAAAATAATTTATAATATGAAAGCAGTAATTTTATTAAGTGGCGGGCAAGATTCAACGACTTGTCTTTATTGGGCAAAAAAACAATTTAATAAAATTTATGCCATTGGTTTCGATTACGGACAAATGCACATAAAAGAACTTGAACAGGCTAAAAAAATTGCTTTAGACGCTGGTGTTGAATATAAAATATTTAACATAAAAGGGCTTTTAGCTAAATCAAGTTTAACAGAGAAAACAAGTCATAAGGATAAAAGTCATATAAACTCAGATTTACCAGCATCATTTACAAGTGGTAGAAATATCCTTTTTCTATCAATAGCTGCAAGTTATGCAAGTGATTTAGGTATAAATGACATTGTTACTGGTGTTTGCCAAACTGATTACTCAGGGTATCCTGATTGTAGAAGAACGAGTATTGACGCAATGCAAAACGTTTTATCACTTGCATACGGTAATGGAGATTTTAGAATACATACTCCATTAATGTATATAAACAAAGCTGAGACATGGAAACTTGCAAAAGATTTAGGCTGTTTAAATGTTATTATAAATGATACTTTGACTGATTATAACGGGAGTCAAGATATGAATGAATGGGGAATGGGAGTAAATAATAACCCAGCAACTGAATTAAGAGTAAAAGGTTTTTATGAGGCAAAAAAAAATAATTGGATATGATTGAAATAGAAAAAAAATATCATTTCTATGCAGCTCATAGAAATAAAAATGCCGATGAAAAATGCGGTCGATTACATGGTCATACCTACAAAGTAGTTTGTTCATTTAAATTTGAAGAAATAAATAAAAAAAGTGGAGTTGCCTTATTATTTTCTGATATAGATAAATTAGTTGAGCCCATTATTAAAAAATATTGTCATTGGCTATTATTGTATGAAAACGATGATTTATGTAATATTTTGTCATTAGCTAATGAACCTTACATTACTCTTCCATTTGAAACAAGTGCTGAGAATATGGCAGTATGGTTATTTACAGAAATAAAAAATAATTCTCATTTACCGATTTTTAAAATTTCATTGGCTGAAACGCTTTCATCAACAGTTACATATGAGCCTTAAAATTTCAGAAATATTTTATTCACTTCAAGGTGAAGGAGCAAGGGCTGGAACGCCTACATTTTTTATAAGACTTCAAGGTTGCAAAGCTGCAAGCGCTTGTTATGCTTTAGGAATAAGATGCGACACAGAGTTTGAAAGCGGTAAAGAATGGAAATTGGAATCAATATTAAATTGGTTAAAAAAAAAGAATATTGATTGTAAAGAAATTACATGGACTGGAGGAGAACCATTAGACCAGTTAACAGAAGAACATATAATGTATTTTAAAAATAATGGTTATTATCAAGCAGTTGAAACAAGTGGTTTGCATGCATCACCAAAAGGAATTGATTTTATTTGTGTTTCTCCAAAGGTTGCAGAACACGTTATTAAAAAAAATTATCCTAATGGAGTAACTGAATTAAGGTATGTAAGACATGAAGGTCAAGAAATACCTCAACCATTAATAAAGGCTGAATATTATTGGATTTCACCTCATTCAGACGGTTTTACTATAAATACCAATAATCTAAATCATTGTGTAAATCTTTGTTTACAAAATCCAAAATGGAAATTATCAGTTCAACAACATAAATTATGGAATATCCTGTAAATAGTCCTGAATGGAATTTTCAATCAATTTTAACTTATTTAGGGGAAGACCCAAATCGAGACGGGTTAAAGGAAACACCAAAAAGATATATTAAATTCCTAAAAGAATTTTTAACACCTAAGGAATTTAATTTTACAACCTTTGACGCTGAAGGCACAGATGAAATGATTATTCAAACTAACATTCCTTTTTACTCATTGTGTGAACATCACATAGCACCCTTTTTCGGTGTTGCAGATGTAGCTTATGTTCCAAATGATAAAATAGTTGGATTGAGTAAACTGGCAAGATGCGTGGATTTATATGCAAATAGATTACAGAATCAAGAAAGAATAACAACCCAAATCGCTGAAAGATTACAAAGTGAATTAAATTGTAAAGGGGTTGCAGTTTCATTAAAGGCTCAGCACCTTTGTATGTGTATGCGTGGGGTAAAAAAACATGATACATGGACAATTACAACAAAGTTACTTGGTGTTTTTAAGGATGATGACAAAGCAAGAAATGAGTTCTTGTATTTAATTAAACAGTGAAATTACAGTGAAAAAAGCCGACCGCAAAAATAACCTTACTCCATTTGTCAAAGGACAGTCAGGCAACCCCAACGGACGCCCTAAGAAACTCCCCGCCCTTGACCTTATTATGGCTAATGTCATGGGTCAGGAAAAGGACGGTATAACGGCAGCCGAAGCCATTATCATGAAGCTAAGGGAACAGGCGGCAAAGGGTGATATTAAGGCGGCTCAGTTGCTTCTTGACCGTGCTTACGGGAAGGCAAAGCAAAACATTGATATCACGACGCAAGGGGAAAAGGTGACCGTGCCAACGATTATATTTACAAAGGATGGAGATAAAGGTTAGTGACAAATATCAAGCCCTTTGGCAACCTCGGACGCGTTACTTCCTCGTCACTGGGGGACGTGGTTCGGCAAAGTCTTTCACCGTGGGGCTTTGGGCTTGTAATATGCTTTTAGCAAACAAAAGTTGGAAGGTACTGTTCACGCGGTACACGTTATCAAGTGCTAATATTTCCGTTATCCCTGAGTTCCGTGAAAAGATTGACTTGCTTGGCGTGGGTGATGAATTTAATATGACCAACGCGCAGATTAGTCACAAGGTTACAAAGTCGGAAATAATATTCTCAGGAATTAAAACAAGCAGCGGGAATCAAACGGCAAAGTTAAAATCGATACCAGCATTGAACGTCTTCATCGTGGACGAGGCAGAAGAATTTGTGAGCGAAAAGGACTTTGATACAATCGACGAATCAATACGTATGCCTGACACTCCAAACCTTGTTATTCTTGTCATGAACCCTCAAGACGTGGAGCATTGGATATGGAAGCGTTGGTTTGAAAAGTCGCATCGCATGGAAACGATTGACGGGCATGTAATTCCAATAAGCACACATGAGGATATAACGCATATACATACAACCTACTTAGACAATTACCACAACCTTAGCAAAGATTACACGAACAAGATAGATGCGATTAAAACCAAATACCCT